CTCAAAGGCAAGACAATAATGGTCGATAATGACTTGATTTTATTGCAACCACAAAAATACCACAAAAAATCAGTGCCGGAAAAGTTAATGACTTATATGGGCGAAGAAACAAATGGGTTTAAGACTTATAAAAAATACACGTACAAAGAAATATCAGCATTGTCTGGAATTAAAATCAATAATTTAAACAAACGTATTGGAACTGATCTTGTTTTTGGTGCAAAACAAATAAGAAGCAAAGCTGTTAACCAATTAGTAAAAACAGACGGACACCGCGTAACTCAATTTGACTCTTACGCAGAAGTAATCAGCGCCAATTGGCTAAAGAGGAGTATTTTAAATGCCTGAAGGTTATACAGTAAACAGTGACTCGCGTTTGGAAAGCTATGTTAAGTTTGCAACTGAACTATACGAGAAAAAGAAGTACGTTACGTTCAATTACAAGTTAGGCAAGCCAAGAACCATAAAACAAAATGACGCTATCTGGGCTTTCTGTAAAGACATAGCAAACAAGTGCAACAATGCAGGGTTTGAAATGCAAACGACTAGCCCACTGTTAAAGAATCCAATAGAAACTCCGTGGACTTCTCGCAGTGTTATGGATAAATTGTGGATGGCAGTACAAAAAGCAATGTATCCTAACAAACCAGAAAGCAGTAGCGAGTTAGATACTTGGGAAGTAGCACCTGTAGCTGAAACTTTAACAAGACATTTAGGTGAGACTCATGGCATTGGTGTATTGTTTGCCAAGCAAGCTATGGACAAGGGTGTCTAGGATGCTGTTTAAAGGCATTCTAAGGGCTATTTCAGAGCGTTTAACGAAAATTATGATATACCCTACATGGTATGGTAAAATAAAAAATAATGGAGGTTTAAATGTTGTTTTTCCCAACACAAAAACAAGACGCTGAAGCTAGGCAAGAATCATCTGGGTCAGCATTTAATAGTAAAACCATTCTTAAAAGTGGAACTGGTCAATATGTGGGTAATTTAGCTGAAATAATTTTTCGAGATTATTTAAATGAATTGATGTTAGAGCATGATTATACAGCAAAGACTTCTTATCATTATGACTTTAAGGTTGGTGATGCAACGTTAGATATTAAAGCCAAACAAAGAACTGTTAAATGTCAGCGTGATTATGATACTCATGTCGCCTTGTACCAAAAGAAAAGTCCCTGCCATTACTATGTGTTTAGTAGTGTGCTAATCCCAAAAGGGGAAACGCAAGCAAAGAGTGTCGAGTTTATGGGCTGGCACAGAAAAAAAGATTATTGGGACGAATGCGAAATAAAGCTAAAAGGACAAAATAGTAATGGTTTAAATGAACGTGAAGATGTAGGCAAAATGAAGTACCACCAAATGCTACCTATGTCTGATCTTTTTTTGGGATTAGAAACTCATTTATATGAAAAGGCTTTTATTTAAAATGGAGAGTATTTATGGCCGTAACACTGCGTTCTAAATGTTTAACTGCGATACAAAAGTTAGCACGAATATCAGCCGCAGATGAATATGGCATGGTTGAATGTGTTTCTTGTGATAAGAGAATGCACTGGAAGGAGTGTGACGGTGGTCACTACATAGCCAAAGGTAGCTCGTCTTACTGGGCACTTGAGATGGAGTGCGTACACCCCCAGTGCAAAGGATGTAACGGTTTCGGTATGAAGCATGGCAGTGCAGAAGGTCAGTACACGCTATGGATGATTGATATGTACGGTGAAGACTTTGTTAGAGAAATGCATAGAGACAAGCGCAAGATCAAAAAGTTATACACTGCTGACTACAGAGAAATGCTAAAAGAGTTCAATGACTTAATTAAATACCATGAGGAGAGACTACAATGAATAGAACAGAATACAAAACATACGTAATGAACATCTACTCAAAGATACATGAATACGCAGAAAGCGAAGAAATTTTTGAAAAACGTACAGATGATTTTTATGAAGCAATAGGTGCGTCTTTTGCTGGTCACTCACAACTTGCAAGAATCTTATTAGATGAATTATCCATCAGCATTGATACTAATTCGGAAGATAAAACTAAACATTAATAGGTGACTATTATGACTGGATATTTACAGGAGCTAAGAGCAAGAGCAATTAAATTTGGAATGAGTGAAATCCCTGCCAAGATGGATTCTATTGTTGAGTCAGTTATCTACGGCCACGCACTCCCTGCTTATGCTAGAGAAGAATTAGATTTAATCTGGCTAGAGGTAGAGGCAGAAGAAGAGGCTTGGTTAGAACCACCAACAGAAGAAGAATTAAAGTTGCTCCACCCTAACTTTGATGTATAATAGCTGGGTGATGATCTCCTTGGTCAAAACATCTTGATAGGGTTGCGCTAACAACTTCTATCAAACTAAAAGTTTAAATCGTTATTTATATTACTCTCTGTTGTTTTGCCCTTTCGGGGGCTTTTTTTGTTATAATACAGCTATGAAAGATAAGAGCTTATTAAAACGAATTGGTGTCTCTGGTTACAATAAACCAAAACGCACACCTAGCCACCCAACAAAATCTCACGTTGTTGTTGCCAAGTCTGGCGATCAAGTTAAAACTATCCGGTATGGTCAACAAGGCGTATCTGGTGCAGGGTCTAATCCTACTACTGAAAAGCAAAAGGCTAGACGCAAATCATTCAAAGCTCGTCACGCTAAAAACATTGCCAAAGGTAAAATGTCTGCGGCATACTGGGCTAACAAATCAAAATGGTAGGAGAATAGAATGCCACAAGGTAAAGGTACATACGGTAGTAAAGCTGGTCGGCCAAAGAAAACCCATGTCATGCCAGATGGTAGCGTTATGAAAGGCGCTAAACATAAAGGCAAGAAAAAATCTATGTTGAAGAAATAGTGAAAGGTTTATACGCTAACATACACGCTAAGAAGAAAAGAATAGCGGCTGGCTCTGGTGAGAAAATGCGTAAGGTTGGGTCTAAAGGCGCACCTACAGCTAAAGCATTTAAGCAATCAAAGAAGACTGCTAAGAGTTTGCTTAGTCAGTAGTAACCAAGTATAATATCCACAGTTGGTGGGGTTTCTTCGAGGTACTTCCACTCAACGAAAAAGTTCTAAGCGTCCTCCTGTTCAAGCAGTTGGACGTTTTTTTTCGTCTATTCGTTTTGCTTATAATTTATCAGTAGCTCCAGACAACAGGCATTCCCTTTCTAATGTCTACATGGATAAAGCTTTTAGCCACACCTATGCCATTAAATCCCATTGACTGCGCGTGTTTAATGATCTGGTAGGCTTCATTTCCGTTATTGATTCGTATGTCACTAGCAATTCCTCTAGCATGGGTTCCTGCTTTTGCCTTTCTTGCCTCAATGCTATGGCTTGGATCCCTGTAACCACTGGTAATTATGAATGGGAAGCCACAGACATGCCTAAGATCATCCAGTTTCTCAAGGAACTCTTCTGACATTTCATTGTTGCCTGTTTCCTGACAATCAAAGTCTGACAGTTTAAAGTATCTCATTTACCTATACCTTTAGATCGTTCAAATGATCGCATACCACCAAGTCCTAATAGACCCATAAGAACAGGCATCATTACAGAGGTGTCTGCTTGAGGAATAACCACACTAAATCCTGCGGCTATGGGAGATACTAAGAAGTTGACTGCGAATCCAAGGACACAAACCCAGCCAGTTGCTGGTCGCCAAGAACTTTGGAACCAGTTTCCTTTAGCTTCTGCGGTGTTGAGTTTAATCTGAGCGACTGCGAGTTCCTGCGCGTGGCGTTCTGACATCGTTGCAAGTTCAAATGCAATCTCCTGCTTGGTGTCGGCATCGGGTATCCATTTATCCAGTAGACCAGTAATAGGGGCAATCAAAGACTCTAACATCAAGCTAACCTTTCAATTAGAAACAATCCAATGATGAGTGGGTACATTCCCCACAACATCATCTCAGACTTTTTAAATCTTTCCGAACCGTCATCAAGGCGTTCTTCAATGTTCTTCATTCTTACAGCGCACTCTCTTTCATGCGCCTCTAGCTTTAACAGAGCCTCTTTAACAGTAGCCATTTTTGTTCATCCTTGAATATTATTGTTTAGCTTTACCGCCTAGAAAAGCAAATTGCTCTAAGATTTTATACGCTTTAGCTACAAACGCATCGTCTTTGGGGGTGTCAGTATAGTTACAGATAACACTAGCTATGGTTACTACAGACGTAGCAAGTACATATAAATCAATTAAGTATTCCATTGTATACTCCAATGTATATTGTAGTGTATATTATTTAAACAGGAGATCGCCAATTGCCACCGATACGCAAGACAATGCTAGAGGTAGCACCAAACTGACCTGCTTTGCATCCTGCACGATAATACATATTGGGTTCTGGCTCAAAGCCTACAAACTCACCATTAGCAGTAAAGGTATCTACGTCTACCCATGAAGATCCATCAGTGCTTCGCTGAACAGTAATGATTGCACTGTTAGCAAACGTACCAGAGACAGAGAAGTTAAAGTTTCCGTCAAAGAATACTGTATCAGTAAAAGTGTTTTCCGCAGTAATAGTCTTAGTAACGTAAGTAGTCATCTTATTCTCCTTGCGCGTCTAAGTGAGTTTGATATGCGGCTTTAGCTTCGTCTGTAAATACAACACCAGCAATTGCTACAACATCAGCATCTTCACTAGAAAGGTCTGCATCAGGTGTAAGAATATGACGATGGAAGTTTCTGCTAATCTCTACATCGTCTTTGCTAATAATATTTGCAGTGCGTACCTGTACTACTGGGTATCCTGCGGCTAAATGTAATACTTCTATCTTGTCGTTTATTGTTGCTTCTGAAAGTGCCATTTTCTTTTCCTATGTTAAACAGTATATATTGCTGTGCCAGTTACCCGACAACTATCTCCAAGAACAGCAACATTTGATAATCCTGTGCCAGCCGCTGTTAATGATCTAAATCTAATTTCTGAATTTATAACATAAGCATTTAGCTCAACTACACTTGACGTTAATCCATCAAAAAAGTTAACGGACACACCTTCAGCAATCGCATCGGCTGTAGCAAAAGGTAATCCTGTAATGGTAGAAGTAGAACCTGTCCCAATTAAAGTAATATTTAAGTCAAAGGTGGCCATAACTTGTCGGCCAATTTTTGTATATCTTCCACTATTAGCGCCATAAGTGGCTGTACCCCCAACTAATGACGTCCATGAACCCTCTTCGTAATCCGAAAAAAGCTCAGAGGTGCCAGTGCCAGAGGTAGCAGAGAAGTCTATGCCTTTGCCAGATGTGCCTATTACTAGGTTGCCAGTGCTGACAGTTACATTCCCTACGGAATTGACGCGGATGCGTTCTGTGCCGCCACTACCGCTAGAAAACGTCATTTCGTCACCAACTGCACCAATAGTTACTGAGTAGTTATTAGTGGTTGCGCTATCTTTAAATCCTATTTTTACATTAGCATCTGTTGATTCAAAAAGACCAATTTGATTGGCTGTCCCACCGTTTACATGGAATTTAACAGAAGGAGTTCCAGAACCAATAGCCATGCTCCCTAAAACTGATGAAGACCCTGTAACATCAAGATCGCCATCAACTTTAAGGTCAGAGTTAATATCAATGTCACCATCAAAGGTTAGTTGCCCTTCAATAGTGACATCGTTGAATGTTGGGTTTCGGCCAAAAACTCCACCATTTTGTTTAATGCTCATAATATTGTCCTGTTGTTTTGTATTTTAGTTAACTCCACTGCTGTCTTTTATACTAACCGCCGCTCAGTAAAATATTTAAAATTCAAAGGTACTTTATAGTTATTTCCTACAGCCCAAGAACCGTTATATTGCGTTAAATTAGAGCTTAACCATGCGGATGTGGGAATTGATCCACTTGTACCAGACGGCATAGCTATCATGCCTTGCGATCCTGCGCTTGAAGTAGTAAGACTTGCAACAAAAGGAAATGAGTAGCTTGGGCCGTAACTTCCACCTACGGTTAGTTTTGATGGTATATTTTGGAGTTTAACTATTGCGCTTGAGCCAGTGATATTAAAATCGGCATATCCAGTAATAGAAACCTCACCATGTTTAATACACATATTAATTTGGAACTTATTAATGGTCATAGTTCCACCCGAAGCGGCAAGTATTCCGTCCGAAGCGCCAAAATTTAAGTTATCAATGTCAACCGTATTTATATAATCAAGAGTAATTCCTGCGCTGTAGAGTTTTAGTTGCTGTCCAGACTCCTCGCTTACATCATTATTAATTAAAACAGAATCAGAGATTGTAAATGCTTGATCAACACTTTCGACAAAGAAAACCGTTCCAGAACCAATGCCTACTATCTTCCCAGAATTGCCAGTAATAGTGACATTGGTTAGTGTAGAAAAAGAAGCGGAGGTAGTTAATGTAACCGCAAGAAAAGCGTTTTTTAAATCGCTAAACGCATTGTCTAGTATTTTATAAAACCCGCCATTTACTGCTGGGTCTGTCATAGAAACAAAGTAAGGAGTTTTTTGTTGGTTATCACTACTAACTAGTGTTTTTCCCGGTCTCAATCCTGCGGTATATTGGTTTGCTTGAACCGTAAAATTAATTGATTTTGAGCATTGTACACAAGCAATAATAATGTCTTGATAAAAATAATTACCAGAAACAACCTCATCTTTTCCTCTAAGAAGAATACCAAATCTTGATCCTGACACTTGATTATTTCGGTAGTTGTTAAATTCAGAACCTTCGTGAGAACCAAATCCACTTGATCCAGTATTAGCTGACAAATTATTTCCAAGATTATCCAAGCCAGAACCGTCAGCGCTGTTAAAAGCAATATCGCAACCACGCGTAGGAATATCTCCTGACAAATCAACTCCTCTGCGGCAACCACTAAACGAACTGCAATGTACCTTTATATCTGTGCATGCATTAATTTGTATGCCATACCCTAATCCAACGTTATTAGACTCGTGAATTACATGATTAACCATTTTTGTTTTATAACAATTAATTAAATTAAACCCTTGTATTTGCGCTTTATTAATAGTGCAATTTTGAATTACTCCTCCGTCATCACCTTTAATTTGGATTCCAACTTTTGCTTCTGACGGGCCAAAATCAATGTTAAGATTGTTAATATGTACTTTAACGCTGTCTATTTTTGTAAGCGTTATAGTTTCGGATGCAATAAGATAGTTATCTGTTAATAATTTTTCAAAATAAATTACGTTTCCAGATACGCGGTTAATTTTATTTATTGATCCTTTTTTTATCGACTCAGTTGGAGTGGGGTCAAGCATCCATGCTAAAGTGCTTTTTATTTTAACCAAGTTTCCAACCGCAAAAGCAGAAGCATCTGCAACCGTTATAAAGTTTGTATTTACGGCTATATTTGCACTAGCAGTTGTCGATGTTCCTACTTGAGTTTTGGCAACAATCAAGCCAGAACAACCGACAGGTTTAATGGTCGCGCCATTTGCCTCAAAATTAAAATCTGATTTAATTTCTATTGAAGATGTTATTTTATAAATGTCATTAGCGTTTGCCACAACAGCAGTAGGGGTATTTTGCAAAAATGTACTTAACGCCAACCATGCCGCAGTATCATCTGTAACTCCATCGCCCACTGCACCAAAGTCTTCAACACTGACAGACTCGCGTAACTTAGTTTGAACAGTAGTAACAACCGCGCCAGTACCAGCAGGAGTATAATTAACAAGAGAAGCGTCAGTTACACTGCCACCTGTTCCTGCAACTACTTCTGGCGCGCCAGTAACCGAATTAAACGATAAATATTTACCTTTACGATCTGCCTTTAAAGGGATAGTCATGTCTACCCCAGTAGTAGGCGGCTCTACATCCTGAAGTCTTAGACTACGGTCATTTAAGTTTTCGTTCTGAATAGCACCAATATAGATTTTATCAAAGTCTTCGTTAACATCATCGGCAAGAAACTTACCACTGTTCTGGTAGTTAGTAGTACGGTCTAACGGCATAGCCAATACAAGGCTCACAATCTGCCCTACAGAGGCTCCAGTGTCTAGGACTACTGTTCCACCAGTTGTATTGTTAACGTTGTTTACAGTGTAACCAGAGGACAATAAGACCCCATTCTGGTATACAGCCATGTCAGTAGCAACCAGAACCCTAAAGGTATAGGCAAAACTTGTCTGACTAGCTGTAGCCGTTATGTCATTTCTTGTAATTAATGCCGATACGGTCATTATCTTGTCCTATGTTAAGTGTGCCAATTATACTATTTTTAGCGTTATAAATCACTCGATGCTTTTTGAACTTCATCTAGTCCATGTCTTATATAAAATAAATTCTGCAAAGGTATAAGTCTTCTAAGTGTTCTTATGTCTGATTCAGTCATTTCACCTTCAGATGTAATTGCATTGGTTGCCGCTACAGTAGTGCTTAACAAGCTACCAAAAGTTGGCCCCAACAAAGACTCAGAAACAGTGCGAGCTACTTGCTTAGAAGCAGGGGCATCAATTCCTAGTAACGGCCTTAACCCTAAAGAGTTTCCTGATATCTTTTCTATTGTGTTAGTAATTTCTCCAATAACACCTATAGCGCCCGATCTATCAATTCCTTCTGTAACCCATACAGCAGGATCATCGCTAACATCTCTTCCTGCAATTTTCTGTTTAAGATAATAAGTAAACATTCCCATACCAACAAGTGAAGCAAGACCGCCCACTGCATTGTGATCCTGATTCTGCAATGCGGCAATAAAGACTCGCTGGGTAGCAGACAATATAAACGATCTAAACTGACCAACAGTTTTACCCATTTCAGTAGACATAAACAATGGCTTTTCTTGTCCGGGAATTAGGATTACGCGATCACTTTCTTTGCGTACAGCCGCGCCCCACATTCTTTCTAGGTCTGGTCTATCCCAATTCTTAGCATTAGTCAGCCACACACCATCTTCATTCTTGCCATGCTTTACTACTTGTTTGTACATGTCCTTTGCTGATTGCTCGTCAATACCTAATCGAGCTAGGCGCTTGTCATAAACTCCTTTTTTTAATCCATCAAAGATAGATGTTTGCATAGTAACAGCGTGAAGTTGCTTCATTCCTGCTGTCCAATGATCTAAGAAGTTTATCTTTCCAAACTTGCTAGAAGCAGATCGCAACCCTCTTTCGATAGCTGTACCGCCTTGAGCGTAATCGCCAACATCAGCAATAATTTCTGACTTGCCTGACATAATGGCATCAGTGCCAACACCATAACGCTTTAACTCAGAAGCCGCTTCTTTAAATTGTTTTGTGTTTTTAATTAACGGCCCAAGACCACTCTTAAATGTTTTAGCAAAACCTTCAGCCATAAATACACGAGAAACATCAGGTAAACTAGAAACAGTTACACCACCAAGCAAGCGCAAATAGTTTAAGTCTCTTGAAGACCTAGCCATACGAGTCCAGATATTATCTTCAGAAAATCCGTAGACACCACGAATACGATCACGCATTCCTGCAATGTCTCTAACGTCACTTTCTCGTTGCTTTTCTAACTTTTCTTGTTGCTTTGGAGTAAGTGATTTGTCATTTTTTTTCTTGGCATACCATGTGTTAATATCTTTAAGTTGATCGGTCATATTAACATCATCAAACTTTCTAACTAACTCAATATCTCCAGCTACATTTTGAAGATACCTAGCGCCTAATGTCTCAATGTCATTCTCTAAAAACTCTTCAACTATTTCATCGTCAATTTGAAATACACGATTTCTTAATGGGCCACGTAATGTAGTGCCTTTAATGCCTTTGTTATTTACACCGCCTGTAGGTGAACCGCTACCTAACTTCCAATCATAAGGAAGTCTACCATCTGGACTGCCTTGTATTCTTTGTGCTATTTCTTCAGAAAGAGACTCATAATCTTGACGCTCAAAATCCATGCCTTTCTTAAACTCAGCTTTATCTATGATAGCTTGAAGATTATCTTTTTCTTTTCCTGTTGCTGTAGCAATTTTCTCAGAAGCCGCCTTAGCATCTTCAAATAACTTTACGTCTTTTTCTGCAAGCCAGTTAGAAACTTTATTAACAAACTGAGGAAAGTTAGCTGAAATTTTATTTTTGTTCCACACACGATTTAGATAGTTATTAGCTGTTTTAACATCTACATCTTCAGGAAGTAATTTTAAGGCTACCATTTCATCTTTAAGAGGAGTGTATAATTCTTTATTCCAGTAATCAGCGGAAGCCTTGACTTGAGGTATGTCGCTATCGCCTTTTCTAATTGCAGTAGATACAGCTTCATTAAACTGCTTTCGATTCATCTTTCCACCAGCACTTTTATACTCTGCAAAAAGATTAGCATTGTTTTGCAATGATGTGCCTAATTTTCCTGAATGAGCTTTAGCTAAAGACTCAGCCGCTTGAAGAACATTGCCATCCATTTTTATGGGGTTCTCAGCCATCATAGTAGCAATTAATCTAGTTGTTGGATTCTCACTTGTGATTGTGCGAGACAACGGATCAAAGCCTAATAACTTTACTAGTTTTTTAGCTATCTTTCCCGAAACTTGAGTGTCACCAAGAACTTGCTGTGCGCCAACACTGCCCGAACCTACAGGCTTAGTAACAGCGTCAATAGTAGGATTAATACCTTCTGCAATCTTAGGCTCAACATTCATAACATTTTCGTATGCGTCGATCATTTTAGCATCAACACCATACGTTGCTAACTTAGCCGCTGTGCCTCCTAAAACGCCACCTAAGAGCATTCCAGCGGAAATGTTAGTAGCAGACTCTCCGTAAGTTCTAGTAAGCTGTTGCGTGTGTAAAGCCGCTTCTTGGATAGCTGTGTCAACACCAACAACCGAACCCATTACAGCCGCGCCCTTTAGAATGCCTTTTCCTGCTCTATAAGTATTTAGTGCAACACCGCCTATAGACAATAAAGAAATAGGGTCAGCCATCATTACAGGCAAGCCAACAATAAAAGAAGTAGCTCCACCTTGAGCCATTGTTTCTCTGTCGGTTTTTTCTCTAGTCATTTGGCGACGTACAGCTTCTAACTCTTCATCATTATCCGCATACAGCGCATTGCTAACAAAAGCCTGATCTAGTCTTTCATCTTCGGTAAATAATCCATAAGGGTCGTAATCTGGGTTATCTTTTGTAGAATCAGGTAAGCCAGATTCTTCAGAAACAAATGATCCAATAATATTTTCTTGTCGATAAAACGCCTTGGCAATTTCACCAACTGAAGGACGCTCATCTTCTTCTAAAGCAAGAGGAACTAATTTTGGAGCTATTAACTCTTGATCTGGCGATGCAACAAAACCCATTTTATTTCCTATTTAGATATGGCTCTTAAATCTGGAGTAGATGCATAAATTTGTCCACTTTGCGCGGCTCTCATTTCTCGTTCTGCCGTATCTTTAATTATAGCCATTTCTTCTTCTTCAGCAGTTAAAATGTCAGGCATATATCTGTTTAACATTACTTCGTTACCATTTTCATCTTGCCCAGCAAACACAGCAGTATTTAAAGTGCCATTATTCTCCCGATACATTACAGTATAAGAAGGATTCCCTGTAGATGCTTGCCTTGCAGTAATTGAATCAGAGACTAAAACAATATCTTTTTTATCTAACTCAAGGCCAAAAATTCCAGAAGGGCCAGTTAGCTCATTATAAATATCTTCTCTAATATAATTTACGCTGTCAGTAACTCCAAGCCCATAATAATCTTCAGGGCGAAACTTCATAAATCCAAACTCGCTTTCTTTGTAATTAGTCTGAATGTTTTTTATAGCCTGTTCTTTAGCATTATCTACAGACATACCGGAAATGTAATAGCTTTCAACTAAAGTTCCGTAGTCTTTAATTAAGTCATATTGCGCGATATCATTTACATTAAATTTCTCAAAATATCCTGAGCCATATTCTTCAAGCATTTCGTTTCTATAAGACCCACTAAAAGTTTTCTTACCTTCTGTAGACTTAATTTCGGCTGTTCTAGCTTCAATTCTTGCCTTATTAGTTGGGTCAGTGTTCTTAATTGCTTGCTGTGTGGCAAGGTCTGCACCCATAAACTGACTTAAAGAATTAACTTCTGTAGCAAAAGCGCGTTGTTGTTCAGTAAGAACTGTTTGTCCAATTCCCGGAATTTCGGTTAATCTTCCAATAGTTTCTGAAGCCGCTTGTATTCTGTTTACATCTTGCGACATTAAATCATTAGTTAGCTCTTGCTTTAACATTGCAGGAATAAGGCCAGTCTTTGCTACAAAATCTGTTTGCTTTGCACCTCTAGCATCAGGGTTATCAGATGGTAATTCTTGGAACGTAACTTCCGCATAATAATCATTTGCATCTTTTTGCGTAATTGGAATTTGATCGCCAACAGGTGTAACGCTGTCCATTACATTTCCAACGCGAATCATTCCTTGATCTTTTTTAACTTCCGCTAATTCTGCTTTATATGCTTGTCTAACACCATTTAATCTTTGGCTAATCAAGCCTAGCATTTGATCTTTTTCTGTAGGGCTTATACCTTCAATTTCAGACGTTCTAAAATCTTCGAGGAATTTTGCGCCACTAATAAGCTTTTCTTCATTAGACAAATCTTCATTAAAGACAGCCCTATCAACATTGCCAATTTCAGTTTGAAGCATAATTGAACTTTCAACTTTGCGCTTTTCAGCCTCAAGGTTAGAAGCGTATTTAGGAGAAGCTTCAGCCAAAGCATCCATCTCTGCAAATAATATTTCTTTTTCTACACTAACAAGTTCTGCGTCACCGTTTCGAGCTAAGTTTTCAATATCAATAACACCGACATCAACGCCATTAGACAATGTATCAATGCTTTGATTTTGAGTAGATACTTCAAACGCTTTGCTTATGTTTGCAGTAGTGGTTGCAATTCTTGGAGCTATTGCGGATATAAGGTCTTGCCTTAATTCTATAGGAGCAGAGTTAATTGTTGCATCAAAATATGCTTTAGAAGCATTTTCGTAGCCAACAGGATCATCTGCAAATTCTGTTGCAAGCTCTATTAAACGTACTTTTGAATCAGTGTTGCGCTGAGAAAGCTGTGCATTAATTACGGTATTCTGATAAACGTCAGCGCCATAACCTCGACGCTCTTCTATCTCTCCGTAAGATACTTTACCTTCTTCATCAACTATACGAGCCTCTTCAACAGCCAGCAATGCTTCTTCAGGAGCCTCACGCTCTGCCTTAGCAATACCAAACTGTTCAGCAACACCGCCTACTTGCTCTGCTAATCCTGCTAGAGCTTGCATACGTTTTGCACCAGACTGATCTACACCAGTAGGTTGGAACTTACCGTAAAAGCCAATGCGCTCTTGTCTAGGTTGTTTAGCCATTATGCTGTCCAGTTAGTTGATTCGCCTTGCTTATAAACACTTGCGCCACCTTTAAGCAAAGTAGATGTAGCACCAATATTAGCTATTGATCGAGCATTAGCGCCTTGTCTTCGTAACTGTGCGCGTTTTAGCTTTTCAGATAGATTAATCATGCCTTCACTAGAGCCTATTTGCTTTGCGCTTTCAAGAGCAATACTTGCAGGAGTACCTTCACCAGTTTGACCAGACATAGACGCACTAACTTCATTAGCGGCAAGAACCTTATTAAGCTCTTGTTTACGCTGTAGCTCCCGACCTTCAGCCGCAATCTTTTCTTCTTCAGCTTGGCGTTCAAGTTCATCTTGTTGCATTTTACCAGATTCAACTTGACCATAAACACTTACCGCTGTGCTTGTGGCAATTGCGGCTACAATCCAAAATGACATTTAAATATCCTCTGGCTCTAATAAAGCCTTTTCTATTTCTTCAATATCAGTTAAATGTGTAGGGTGGTATGTAACCCATACACAATCTGTTTCAGCGTATATAACACGCTTAGTTTGTGGAATAGTTTCTCCCATAAACGGTGCTTCAATATCTAAATTACCAAACTGGCTTGATACCTTACATCTACCCTTTACTACTGTGTACAAGTGCGTAGTCTTATGCGTAGCACCCACCAGAACAACGCCTGCTGGAATAAACAACTCTCTTGCATATAACCCATCACTAAAGTGATGCTTTGTTTCTAGCTCTAGTGTATCGCCTTTTAGCATTAAAGTCTGTAGCTTTACTATGTCGTCTTGTGTTGTTACTTGATTCAAGAAGACTCTACCTCGTATTCAATAGCCTGTATGTGGAATGGCGTAGGTTCAGGTACAGTAATTATAGGCTGTACTTCTATGTTCCAGCCATTGCCACTGTTCTCACCTTGTATAACACCTGTCTGTTCAGGCAAGTTTTCGTTTAATGGAGAATCAGCCGCGCTACCAAACTGTCTAATAGCAACAGGATTGTCATCAATGTACACCCCAGAACTCTTGTAAACTCTTAGGTTAATACGAGTAATCTTCTTTTGTCGCATCTGGTTCTGACCAGCAGGAGCCGCAGTATTTAAAGGCATACTCTTAATCTTAGGTATAAAGTTATACCCTACCTCTACGTCTATAACGCCAGTAGCAGGGTCTTGCTCAAGGATAAATGATTTTTCACCATTAGTTAAAACAATGTATCCTGAACCAGAACCTGTTTGTACTACACGTTTTGGTAATGGCGTTCCTCTTGCCACTACACTAACTGTTTCTCCGTCTAAATGGTTTGTAGCTAAAAATAAATTATTACCTATCATGCTTGTTGAGCTTTCCAGCTTAACAGAAGAATCCATCAAGTAATCAAAATCCCACTTTTCTACTGTGTAGGTAGTAGTAGTATCAGTAGTTCTTTTGTTGACTAAAAACAAATCATTATTAACAACAGACACCGATACAGTTTTAAGAGGGTATACAGTGTTAGTGTCCCCATTAATCCATTTAGTAAAGCCATTAATGTCTTGTGATCTAAGCGTATTAAGAATTGCTGAAGTACCATCTTGATTAACAATAAATACCCAGTTAGCATCTTCTGATAATGACCCTGCTAAAATACCTAAGTCTGCTGGGTTATCTATAAGTTGTGAAGACAATACAGATATGTCCGTACTGTTATAAGCATCTTCATTAAAGTTGTACAAGTATGATCGTAATGTCCTACCATTTTGGTCAACAAATAATGTAGCGCCATCTACTGATTTAACTTCTAAAGTAGCCGCGCCATGCTGTGTCTGTGCTTGAATAGAAATGTCAGCAGGAGTAGAGCCATTGACTACAAACTCCGCACCAGCAGTAAATACTTGCAAGCCGCGATCAGGATTAATATCAATAATTTCTGTAAGCTGTCTTGACGATATTGTTGTAAATATACCCTCGTCAGCATCGCCCTCTTCAGTATAGAAATCAAAAAACGAACTAGACCTAGAAGCAAACAAACTTTGCAGTTTAGATTTTGTACCACCAAACCATAACCGCCCTTCATGGAACGCGGCAGTCTTAGGAAATCCTCTAGTCGTAGACCATACATCTTCTTTACGAGGTGATCCTTGTTGATTTAAAACAAAAGCTACTGTATTTGCAGTGCCACCACTATCTGAGGTTGCAAACCCTGACCACAACTCAAAAGATTTTGTAGATTCGCCAGAAACAGTAATTGTAAATACAGAGTTTCCACCTGTAACAGCAACGCCTGTATCACCAAAAATAGGCATTTCTTGCAAGTTACGTTGTATGTTAGCCGCAGACGATGAAGCTCCACCAGTTAAAGTAATGTTTTTACTTAACACACCCTCTACATCTATTTGAAATCTATCGCCTACAGAAAAATGACCTAATGTAAGTGTTGTTATATAGTCTGTAGGTGTAGGGCTTTGTGAATCATCATAGTCATATTGAGGAACATTAAGAAACGGAATGTCATCAATAACAAACACATTACCACTTGTGTTTATAATTCTTTTAGACGCATGATCTTCATGGAACATTAACATGACGTTTTCAGTCTGCACATCGCGTACTGTAGCTACCTCAGAAGACCTAAAAGGCAACGGTAAATAAGCTACAGGCGTAAAGTTAGACGTTTGGTCTGTTACTCTGTAGATAGACATATTTCCGTAAGAAGGTGTAGTCTCAGCACCTCCAGTTACAACGCATAGATAGTGCCTGTTTGTCTCAATACTAAAATCAAAGGTCTTAACATCTGAGGCAGTAGCTGTTGGGTACAAGATATTAAATTCACTTAATTGTATTTTAAGTGTGCCTAAGTCGCCAGTGTCTCCGGTGCGAACAATCCTAAAATATTTGTAATCAAATGTATCAGTTACCCTAATGCGAATTGATTGCTCTATTTCAGTAACAGTCATAGTCTGACGAGTAGACCAAGATACGTTATCTAAAGATGCCTGTATTTTAAATGCGCCAGAACCAGTGCCACTTAACTTAATGTTTTTTACATCAATAAATTTACCAAGATTGCTTTCGCCAGAAATATTATATAACGCAACTACATAATCTGCATTAGCTCCAGTACCCAACACGCCAATGTTAGTTGTTGTTAGTCCTACAGTAGCAGGGTTAAAGTCATTAATATTAGCTATTGCAGTTTCTTCTGCCGAAGTTGGGGTAACTCTGGGCATAGTGGCGGTTATTTCAGAACTAACAAAAGGCTTAATAATATTTTCTGCTGTGTCTACATGCTGAGTGCCTGCTCTACGCTTTAAACCGCCTTGTGGTACGATTAAAACGTTCTCGGCTGTCTCCATACCCTGATAGTATTGATCTAGGTCTACACGACCTTTAAGCAGGGGCGATAGCTCTCCACTTACAAACGAGCTTTGCATGAACTTAGACTTTGGCATAACTAGCGCCTTACGTTAATAAAGGGACGATCAGTTATAGGCACTACAGGATATTGTTGAGAATCTGTAAATCTTGCCATGCGAGAGGCATTAAGATACTGTCTAGCGTTAGCATCCATAGAAGCCGCGCTGTCACGAATAGAAGGTGCAAAGTCCATAGCAAGTGCGTACTCAATCATCTTAGAAAAGTAAACAGGCCATGTAGATTCTGGAGCGTTATAGATGTAATCAACGTATATTGCATCACTTGCATTGCAATACAGCTTGTCACCGTATAGTCCGTAGGGGACTTGAGGATTAACTTTAATGAGGAATAATAGATCAGCAGGAAGTTGGTAAATGGATTGCCATTCAGTGCCTACTGGTGTTTCAACTGTTAGGTCTAACTGTGCTTTTTTCCTAGCAAATCCCCAGCGAAACTTGGTTATCTCATTCTGTACAATGTTGTCATACAGATTGTTAGCTACAGTTTGTGCGCGAGAATTGCCCTCTAAAGAAGTGATAGGCAAATCGCCAATTAAAATTAATGCATTAGAGATTAATTGGATTTTACTAGCCATAACGCTACCTTAGAATTAAGAAAGAAAGGGGGGCGAACCCCCCAGACGTTTTACTTTACTACTTACTTTACGCTGTGACTACTATACCGCCAGCCGCAGTAATGCTTGTAGCTGTAAGTGTCTTAATGTAAGTTAAGTGGACTACTGGTGCAGTTGGAGTACTGGTATCTTTACAAATAATTAAATCACCAATCTCTAATTCACTGATAGCCGCAAGAAAATAATCTGCGTTATCAACTACTGCCTTAGCGTCAGCAGAAGTATACTGCCAAGTGCTACCGCCATTTCCTGAACCGCCAATGCGGCATAAACCTGATCTTGCAAAAGCCATGATGATTCTCCTTATACGTTGTCTTTGTACAAAACTTTAACCAGACCACCGTTGTCACGAACAACAGAACCTGCTTTAAGCATGCCGTTACATAGATATGAAGTTCGCTCAGGAACATAATCTACAGAAGTCTTCATGTCAATACCGATAGCAAGGCCAACAGCATCGCGCTGGAAGAACCAAGAATCAACAGTATTAGCGGCTGAGATATTCAATCCACCTTCTGTACGATTACCCAGAATGATAAACTGAAATCCAGCTAGACTGTTAATGTCACCAGAAACAAGAGCTTTAATTGTCTGATAGTCAGAAGATGTAGCCAGCTCGTCATTCAAAAGGCCACGAAGACCATCAGCATTTACAACAGCATAAAGGTTTTGGTTCTGTACATTTTGTCCACGCAAAGCTACTTGTGCGGCAATAACTTTAGCCATAGTAAGGCCAGTAGTTCCAGCGGCAATATCAGTAGCATCTGGATTAGACGCGTCCATTGCATCAATAACAAGCTGATCACAACGACGACCAATAGCGGCCGCGATAGTGCTTGCAAGCTCTTGCTTCTCGTCGAAGTTTACGTCTGCTTGGTCAAAGATATCGGTGTACTCTGGAGCATTCCAGTTGCTAAGAGAAGCAGTTTTAAATTCGTGCGCTACGTTCATAGGAGTAACCAAATCAGAAGTAGACTTCTGGTTAGCTAGGCCTTTGCCCATACGACGGAATTTGTAAGTGTCACCAACTACGTTGTTACGGATAGTAACAGCAGGCTTTAATAGCCCAACGCCTTGATAGGCATGTTTTACCATTGAGTCAAATTCTGTGACTGCAACAGATGAGAGAGTCTTACTCATAAGAAGTTCCTCGAAAAAGAGTAATTAAAAAAAGTTTTTCAAGGTTTAAGCTGAGTACCCAGTAAATTGGTCAGCATTCAACCTAAATTTACTGGGCCTTTGGGAAAAGGGTATCCAGTGTACGGATTATACACCTTTTACCCTATAGAAATCAAATGACTACTGGTTGCCGCCCCATGCTTCCCACATTCTCTTAATTTTAGCATCATGCTCTGGGTTTACACTTCGTAGTAGATTACCGTTTTCATCCTTTCTAAACATTTCTGCTTCAATGGCTTCTTTAGATAAACCTTCAGGATTGTGACCACCCTCACTTGGTAACTTAGCAGGTGCAGTAGCTCTAACAAGTAACTCGACAAGTTCAATAGTATCGGCATTAGTAACCAATCCTCTAGCTTGCTCGTAAGTATCTGAGTCAAGATTGTTCTTCATAAAACTTTCAACAGTCTTAATACGCTCTTGAGCATTGTCGCCTAGCTTACTTAACTCAACTTCTTGATTGTACTCTTCTGCTACTTCACCTTGTGTGGACAGTAGTTCCCACGCTTCTTGGAAAGCATCACCGTTCATATTAGTCTTAGTAGCAAAGGCTTCTAACTCTTGGTATAGAGCATCGTCTGTTTCAACACCTTCAGGGATTGCGTAACCATCTTTTGGTGCGCCTTTAAATCCACCAAACCTTTTGGATAATTCAGCATATCCTTTAGCTTGTTCGGCAACAGATTTATATTTTTCAGTGTTTAACCACTCTGGTGCTTCACCTGTACCTTTAATGCCATCAGAAAGAAAGTATTCTCCAGCTTCTAAAGTTGGCTGTGCTTGATCTAGCAGGGTATCGCTTTTTGGTACTTCTTGTTTTTCTTGTGCGGCCTGTTCATCTAACATAGTGTAGTCCTATAATATTTCAGCTTGTTTCATTTGGTTAATTAAAAACTTAATTACTCCAGCCTCCCCATTATGGTACGCGGCCTCATAATCAATGTTTGCTGATCCAAAAGAAGTATCATTATCGTAGACAAATCTTCTAGTCAGGTCAGACAAGATACGCTGACCGTCATCAGTTGTAAAGACCCTGTGGTAAGATTTAGCCAAGTCAGCCGCATTTTGCTTGCGTATTCCAGCTTGTTTCTTAGCCACATCAGGGTCAGCAGATTGGTTAATTTCTGACCAACTCATTGAGCTTGCACCGGAGCTTGTGAAGGTTTAATGCCTTGTTGTGCCGCTTCAGCACCAGCCTGAATGATCTGGGCTTTTTCTGTGTCAGAACGGACTAACTCGGCAGGCATACCTGTCTTAGCGGCTACCCATGTACCAAAGTCTTCTAGCTTAAAGCCAATCTTAGCCTGATCTGGGCCAGCATTTTGCAATACAAACTGAACGGCTTGCTGGACGTTGATAATGTCCTCACCGTCTTGTGCTTTTGCCAAAGGTGATAAGAATTTAATCTCAATGTCACGACCATCTAACTGGATAGGCTGTAATAATCCACGACGAGTCAGGATATAAACAACACGCTTGAGGATAGGCACAAGAACTTCTGTCTGTAGTCGTCCAAAGGCAGAACCAATACGCTTGGCTAGCTCTCTTGAGTCAATAGCGATCTCAGTAGCAGAGCGAACAGGGCCAGTAGGATCACGCAGATCGTTAAACAAGGCACGTTTGATAGAATTCTGTAGCTCATTCATCTCAAATTGCGCTAATGAAAGATTAGTGCCAGTGTCTAAACGCTGTATAGACGGATTAGACGAGTTATTAGAACCAACTGGAATAACAACTCCGGGGCTTATAACTATATTGTAGGGATTAGTTACACCATCATCGGTTGCAGTGTACATACCAGACAAGTCGATAGCGGCTTTCTGTAGGACAAACTCTTTAACTTTGTTTAGTGATCGAACATCAGGCAATGCTTGGACAGCAGGGCCACGACCACGAATCTCACCAGCTACTTTAGAGTAACGACCAGTTACCCAAGGGCTAGATTTACCAAAGTCTTGAGTCCAGCTAATTCTATCTTCGCTAGTTACCCATACACAACCGTAGTAAGTCTTAGACTTAGGCATGTATACAACACCTTCACTGACTTCTACATCAGCGTCAGGTTGATTCTCTATCTTACTCTTAATGCTTTCAGAGGGCTTAAAGCCTTTCCACATTCGCTTTAGGTTACGAGCTTTGACCGTGAATCTACGCCAATGAGTTTCAATAGAACCATGTGGCCCTTCCTCAAACGCAATGCCTTTCTGCGGAATAGCATTAAAGATAATCGGCATGTCATCGCTTTCATCTTCATCAATTCTCAACGTACCTGTACCAATCAAAAGGTCTAGGGCATGTTCAAAGAACTGTGTGCCAAAGTTAGAACGGTTAATGTAATCAAAAACAATCGTTGCTTGCTGTTCTAGGTTAGCTCTAATCTCTTCTTCTGATACATCGTAATCACCAGAGTCTAGCATGTTAAGAACACTTACAGACGGTGCAAAGGTAGCCCAGTTACCCCAGATAGGAGCAATGTTCTCTTGTAGTTTGCTTGCGCCTTGTTGGATAGCTTCGATAGCAGTAGAGTCAAATATCCTGTCCATCTTCTTCTGACCAGTAGCAAAGTCATCAAATAGATTTCTGTTAGGCAGGAAATACTCATAGCAGTCATCAAGAAGATCATGCCATAAAGCCATCTTCTGAAATGCTTGCTGTTCTCTTGTTTTTAAATCTTGTAGCGAGCCTAGTTCTTTTGGCAGTTTCATGTTGTAGCCTATTTTGTTTTAAAGGTAGATGGTGCAGGGCTATTAGGAGAAGACGTTCCACTGTAACCGCCACCGCCACTAGCTGAACCTCTACGGCTACCTCCTGCTCCTCCGTAACTGCCACCAACCATGCTTCCTCTACTCATACCAACAGATGCCTTACCAGCTTTAGCAAGTAGTGAACTAGAGCCTCTTTTACCTCTAGCCCCGGCCTTTAATCTCTTTTCCATCTCTTCGGTTTCTTCATCAATCATACGAGACTGACGAGCTACACCAGCTAACTCTTGTGCTGTTGGTTCGGGGGCTTTAGGTCGCTTCATAAATCCCATTATTGTTTCCTCAGATGTTTTAATAGTTGGTATGGAGTTAAGATAAAAGGATTGTTAATACCTAGTATTTGTTTAGTATGGCCTACACAAGTATTCAGCATAAACAATGACCGTTTACATTCTTTAGGAATATAACTTTTTATCGCATATATGTCGTCGATTATACTCTTTTCGTCTTTAACCGTAAACAAATCAAACCCTTTTGCACTTTTTCCGTACACAATGTAGTCATTTGGTGTAGGTTTTATCAAATAACAGTGTCTAATTCCCTTTTTTAAGAAAAAAGACCACCACCTGTTTTCATCATCCTCAAAGACAACATAGACTTTAGTAGGTGTTTTAGAAGACATTAACTTTTATCTTTGCAGTGTGAGTCTTATCAAACCCACCAGCGCGAGCTAATGCAGAACGACCTTCTCCTTCTCCCTGTAAAGCATATTCTAGGGCTTCTACTGGGTGAGAGTATTCATTCTTATCTGGTTCATCAGTGTATCTTTCGCCTGTAGTCTGTACACGACGATAACAGAAGCCACCCTGTAGACCTTTGCGGATCATAGAGGCTTTAGGCAGGACAATAAATCTAGGCTTACCGTCCATACACATTTCTTTCATAGGGACTTCTAAGGCGGCCCTACGTTTCATAGGATCGTTAGACACTGTAGGTTGACAAGGAATGCCAGCGGCTCGCATAATTTGGAATGGAGTCTCAGAGTTAGATTGGTTCTTGTTGTTACCAGACGGATCTCCCCATCCTTTAAAATGGTGGTTAGGGTACATCTCTTCAATGTATCTTTTTAAACTAGGCGCAAAGTCAACAGCACCAGAGTCAGTTAATACTACTTCATCAAAGCATACCCAACGTCCAATCGAGGTACGTTGTAGGAAGGCACACGCAGGGGTTCGTCCAAAGTCAAAGCCAAGCACAATAGGAGTGTCAGTAGCAGGTTTAAATTCCAAGTGTTGACAGTGGACAGAATCAGTATACATGGGATGGACAGGTTTACCGTTAGATACAAATCCGTATTCATTCGCTAGATTAACCTTAATCCAATCATCAGTCTTTCCTTGTAAGCCCCTACGATAATAACCTTCAGGTAGATTAAAAAGATTCTCAGCTTTTTCGTTTACTATCCAGTTCTCACCGTCTTTAATCACACCACCAGCTTGACGATAGAAAGCCCAATCTTCAGGACGCTCTATCTCTGCTAGTTTAAAATACCAATGGTCTTCATCAGGAGCATTACTATCGCCTATTATTCCATGATGTGTAGGACGCGCACCTTCCTTGTTAGACGGATAGCGACCATGACGTAGATCAAGCATATCAAGGACAGCTTTAGAATGTTCTTTAGTTTCGTTTAACCATACCCATGTAGTCTGGATACCACGCGCTTTTTTAACGTGTTCAGGGCGGTCAAAGGCAATGAATACAATGTCACACTCTACCCTAGTACCATCTTCTAGTTTAAAGCGGATAAAGTGCGTAGGAGGCTCTTTGTTACCTTGTTTGAAATCACCTAACTCTCCATGTATCTCCAACCAATCTTTAATTGTCGTAGAGAACAGTTCGGAATAAGTATTACGAGCGGCAATAATACGAGATAAGCGAACACCATAGTTCTTATGTTGTTTATCTTGGACAGGCTCTTGCTCACACATCAGGTCAAACAATTTTAGAATACACTGAACAGTCTTACCAGAACCTAGAGGCCCCATGATGAAAGAGTTTCTTTCTCTACAATCGTTAAAATCCTGAAGAACTTGGCCTTGGGCCATTAAGTTGTATTCAATCTGCATTTAATTACCTGACTTAATTACCTGATTTTATATAACTCTTACCGGAGGAAGATGGCGAATACGACCAATCAATAGCATCGTAATTAGACTTGTATACTGTTCTACTCTCTACTGTAGACTTTCTAGCATGACTACCCTTACCACCATTAGACTCAGGAAAATGTCTATTACGAGTCTCTTTGTCTAACTTATGAATCAAATTTTTACCATTTGCCACAAATACAATCCTCTTCTAAGCAGGAACACTCTACAGACATCTTCTCGTTAACAAGATATAAGACTTCATTCATCGAATACAAATCCTTATCAATTAAAGCTAAACAAAAGGCTTCTATTAATTCGTAATCGGAATCACTTACTACTTCATCTGTATTTAAACTAATCATTCCCCATCTTCTCCTAACCAATCTCTCATTACAAGTGTTTTTGCCAATTCTAAGTAAAACACCTCCTGTTCACTTGTAAGCGTACTTCCTATCTCTACCCCTACATCGGCCACAGAAATAAGAATAAAGTCCTTAGACGAGCTT